TGTGAGTCGGCAAAGCCTGCTGCAAGACCTGTCGGGGTAATGTCTTTCAGGTCGCCAAACTTGGATCCAAAAGCGTAGAGTTTCTGATGTGTCCCGACAGCAGCGTAACGGTCTGCCCCGTTATCCCGCCATGTGTGGATGCCCCGCGCCTTGCCTTGGAAAACGATAGGCTGTGCGCTTGCGGTTTGATACAGTCGCCAACCACCAACAGGGCGCAATGTGCCTTCGAACCAGCGCACAAGGTCAGCATCGTAGTACCGTCCTTGGGACTGATACTCTGTACCTTGCCGGTACACACCGGCAGGGATTTTAAGGCTCACAAGCATGGCTTTAACCCTGCTGTTGCGTTGTGACATTGTCAGGGTTTTTATCTGCGCTGACAACACCAATCAAGCCTGCCAGAGCCATGCCACACGACACGATAACCTCGATCATCTGAGGTTGAATCTGTACACCGGCAGCGGTTAGCAGCATGATGATTCCTCGCCATGTTGAGGGTTCGCGCAAACGGGCAACAAGGTAAGATTTATCCATTTCAAATCTCCATTAAATTTGTTGCGATGCGACGCGCCCAGCCCTTGCTAAACGAGTCCCAGTGCTTGAGGTTGGTCATCAGGTTAAGCCGGTGACCGTTCATTCGTGCTGCGGTTCTGATTGGCGGTTGTGTCTGTGCCGCACCGATTGTCTGCGGCCCGATCTGGCCGTCATCTGTGACCTTCAATGCACGTTGCAACAACTGGATTGATGCCGACACGCCGCTGTTTACAGCAGTGTCAAACACGTCAAAGCGCAACTCTGACGGCAGGTCATCGCACCGACACTTGTCCCAGTAACGGGCTTTGTAAATTGCTTTGGCAACGGAGGTGGGCATATCCCGCATCTCGCCAACGTAACCGGCTTCTCGCGCAACCTTGACTGTTATTCCGTGGTTGGTTTCAGCCCCAGGATCGGATGGGTGGTTGCTATAACCCCCCTCATGCCCGATCAAACGTGTGAATGCGTCGTCGAAGTTCATAGCACCGGCCACACAATGTTTTCTGGAAAGCCTGACTGACTCGGTACGTCACGCAGTGCTTTCCTGTACGCAGTCACAGCGGCCTTGTCAGTTGCCGCATCGGGGAGCATCATCCAATCCGTTTCGGACAATTTCTGGTTGCGCAGGCCGCGCATTGAGGATGCGATGTTGGCAATGTTTGTTCGCACCTGTTCAACAGTCAGGTCGTAAATCTCCCACGCTTGCTCACCGTTGGCCGGCATCACTTCACGCACACCTTTGCGGGTCGTGTCATATGTCGGTGTTGTGGTGGGTTTGTAAGCAGTCACTCCGGGCAACTCAAACACACCAGATGCAGGAAAAGACACGTTGGGATGCAGCCGCTTCACATCGTCAAGCGTCTTGCCGTATTCGTTATTGATGACGTAGAACATCATGACTCCAAGTTATGGGATTGGGCCTTCAAAGGCGCGGGGGTAGAAGGCGACGCCATTTCCTTGGCCCGCTGGTAAGTTTCTTGGATTTGCAAGTTTGATGAATGTATCGCCTGATCTTTTGTAGACAGTGATAAAAGGAGTTGTACTGTGCGCGACAGCCATGTAAACCCCATCGGCGCTAAAAGCAACACCAAAACCAAGTCCAGCGGGCGGCGTCGCCGGGTCTGCAAGTTTGGTGAATGTGTCACCAGATCGTTTGTAAATTAAAACAAATGGCGTTGAAAGAAATACAACCGCCATGTAAATACCGTCTGCGCTGAAGGCAACGCCATACGCTGCGTCCGGCGGTAACACTGCGGGGTTTGCAAGTTTGGTGAAGGTATCGCCAGATCTCTTGTAAATTGTGATAAACGGGCTGACTTCATGCCCAACTGCCATGTAGGTACCGTCTGCACTAAAGGCGACATCACGACCTAGTCCAGTTGGTAGAGTCGCTGGGTCTGCAAGTTTGATGAATGTATCGCCTGATCTTTTGTAGACAGTGATAAAAGGAGTTGTACTGTGCGCGACAGCCATGTAAACCCCATCGGCGCTAAAAGCAACCCCTTCCGCTCCATTTGCCGGCAAAACCGCTGGGTCTGCAAGTTTGGTGAATGTATCGCCTGACCGCTTGTAGATAGTAATGCGCGGGGAAGAGACATGCCCAACAACCATGTAAGTGCCGTCTGCACTAAAAGCAACATCATTTCCTTTTCCCACTGGCAAATTGGCTGGGTCTGCAAGTTTGATAAACCTGTCCTCTGACCGCTTGTAGACGGTGATGAAAGGAGTTATGTCGTGCGCAACTGCCATGTAGTTACCGTCTGCACTAAAGGCAACGTCGTTCCCTTTTTGCGATGGCAAAGTGGTGGGGTTTGCAAGTCTTGCAAAAGCATCCGACGCTTGCCCGTAAACGGTGATGAACGGAGTTGCGCTGTGCGCAACTGCTAAATACTTATCAAAAGGTTTTGCCTCACCGCCAAACAAACCAACTCTTAACCTTGTCATTTTGAATCTTTCATGACTAAGTTACCGCGCCAATTTAACCCGCCGTCATCAGTGACAAACACAAGAAAATCAACCCCATTCGTTGTAAGTGTAGGCGCAAGGCCGTTGGGCCATTTAGCAGACGCAGGCCAAGTAATTGTAAAGTTTCCGCCATTGGTCAACTCAAGCACAAAGTCATGCGCCCTTCCTGATGCCGCTGGGTTGCTAAATACAAACGTCGCTGCCGCTGTTGCTGTGCCTTGAAAATAATTTGCTGTTGCAAGGTTGAGCGTTGTTGTACCCGTCACACTGACGGTTTGAGCAAGCGTGTTGTAGGTTGTGACCTTCAGATCGCCAGTAACCGTATCCCCCCGCTTGTCCGTCACCAACTGCTCAAGGCTGTTCAGATACGCGTTAAGGATGTTCCCCCAAATGTCCGAATCGGCTCCGGTGTCGGGTATTTCAATGTTGAATCGGGTGGTGTTTGCCATTTAGAACATCCTTGCTTTTGCTTTTAATCCGCTTGCTGCTGTCTGTGCGCGATCATCCTCAACGCTCAACGCGTCTACAGCGCCTTGGTAGTACGTCGCCCATGTCTGGATCCGCGCATCCTCTTTCAGATACGGTGCGGAGTTAATCAGCGCACCGTAGAGGTAAATGTCAGGAGCCTTCGCAAGCAACCAATTGGTCTGCATCGTGGCTGACAGACGGGGAATTGATTGGTAGTAAGTCAGCGTGGCGTTGTAGGTCGTATCCGGCATAGGCAGGAATTGAAAGTTGCTGCCGATAACCGTGAACTCAGACGGTCTGGAGGGCGCAGGAAAGTTCGCTTTGTACTGCGCCATGCTGTCTATCGTTCTGAAGTTCAGAAGCCTCACAGGGCTTGTATTCAAGACTATGGAACGTGTTTCCAAAAAGTCGGCAGGCAAGGGCACAAACTCTTGGTCAACGCTGATTGTCGTGCTTGCCATCATCTGGCGCACACGCAACTGGCGTTCTGTCTGTGTCTCGCACAGGGCGATGAAGGCGGGGATTGCTGAATCCAGATCCGTTCGGTTTAGGGTGTCTGCGATAACGGTTTTGAGGGAGTCATAGGTGTTCATTTGCCGAACACCTTGTACTTGGCTGCACGTTCATCTGTCAGGCACAGGTAAAAACGTTCCTTAGTAAACCAACCTTTTTTCTTCCACTCGTCCAGCAGTTCAAACGGAACGCCACGCAGCACAACCTTGCCGTCATCCCAACGATCAAGGGAGGTGTACATATTGTGGATGGCCTTGTTTTCCTCAACGACTGCTGTCTCATCCTTGATGGTTTGGAGCGTCATTGCGCCGTCATCGTGAAAGTGCAACTTCTGCACAATCTTGGCATCTGCGTTTGTGTGTACGACTCTGCTTTCCATCCTGCCCCCAAAAAGAAAAAGGGCCACACCTGTTAAGGTGCAGCCCTTGTTTTGCTGCTTACTGCTAGTTGCGCGTTACCGCGCTACGGTCATCAGGTCGTGGTCAGGTCAGCGGCAATCGCCAGACCCTTCTCGTTGGTCACTTCCAAACCCCACTCAGCAAGGCACAGGAACTTACGTGCGTCACCGGTCTTAGCCATTTCCTCGCACTGATACGGGC